CGAGCCAATATTTGCTGTCAACCCTATACCAGAAACAGTAATATTTGCAGCACCATTTACTGTTACTGACCCAAGTGAGCTAGCTAAAGCTTGTCCTGTTACATCATAACCTGATATCGGAGTAATAGATCCTATCGATCCAGTTAATAAGCCTGCTGTTGTAACGCTCTCAACAGTGGTTTGAACTAATGTGATTGATCCCAAAGTTAAGGACATTGAAATACCAGTCACATCTACTGGAATTTTAGGTGCAGGAATAACTTGACCAACTGAAGAGGTTACAGATTGACCTGATACAACACCTGTAAATCCATCTCCAGTAACGCTTGCTAGTGTTCCTATTGAAGATTGTAAAGCGTCTTCACCAACAAACACAGTGACATTACCATCGATTTGAATTGAATTTACACCTTGTGTAATTGTTAATAAATCTAATCCAGAAACTTGAACAGTATGATCAACTACTGGTGTTACACTACCTTGTGTTAAAGTTGCTTGTTGTCCTGCTGGTAAAACAGAATATGTTTCTCCCCAAGCTCTGTTACCCCAACCACCTCGGCCCCAACCGATTTCAACTTTAGCATCTACAGTTATTGTTCCTAAACTTGAAGATAAAGATTGACCTTCTGCTAAAACAGATCCAGTTATACCCCAAGCTCCTGAACCCCACTCAGCTCTACCCCATCCATTAACAGAAACACCTTGAGCATCTCCTTGTGATAAGGTTAATGCTGATCCTGTAACAGCAGCAGCTGTCGAGGATTGATCACTCCAAACTCCTGTACCCCAACTTTGTGCGCCCCAAGTTTTTTGAGTAATATCAAAAATACCTCCCATGCCAATACCATGAACATAACAAAGGTAATAAAAATCTGTTTCAGAAGAAGGAGTTACTTCAACATATCTTGTTGTGGCTGCATTGAAGGTTGTAGTGTTAGTGTACCCTGCTTGGTTACTTGCACCATCTAAATAGTAAGTTATGCCTGATGAAATAATTCCACCAGTTCCTGTTGTTGTAGAAAATACTAAAGGGTGATTGTCGTTTGATGCATCACTTTGTTCAAATCGTAAAGTACCACCGTTAACCCATGATACTGTTCCTGGACCAGTAGAATTTCTGGCACCGTCTAAATAGAAAACATTGCCAGCGCCTCCACCGTAGAGGCTACCCGATGCTACGGTAACTGTATAAGTTAATTCTGCCATAGCATCGGCTCCCTCCTAAATTATGCGATTCTCAATATTGCTGCGCTCGTTGTAAATGCTGGAAACTGAATTGTAAAAGTTCCTGCAGATGCAGTTTTCTCACCGCCAAAATCTAATACAGCTACAGCTTTATCACCGTTAGTGTCATTGTAAATCAAAGCACCTCTTGCTGTGATTGTTACACCAACAAATGATAAATCAGAAAAATCTGTGATAGCCGTGTTAGTAGCTAAAGATGTTCCTGTGTTTACAAGTGCTTTACCACCTGAAGAGTATCCACCTGATGGTGAAGTTACTTGTCCTCCAGTTGTAAAAGATGTCGTTGATTTTCCTAGCGTAGCAGGTGTTCCGTACAAAGCTAGTTTGAAACTGTTACCACCTGGGTTACTAAAATTATGAGTCGCTTCTAATAATTCTTTTTTAAAAGAATTACATATTGCGTTAGTTGTTATTGCCATTTTATCTCCTTAAATTTATGGTGACGGTGAAGGTATTTTAATTCGAGGAACTCCACTGTCGTATTCTCCTCTTCTTCGTCTACCCATTTGTTGTAGACCAAAAGCTTGTATGCTTTGATTATACCTGTCAGAATACAATTTGTATAGATCTTCAGGTCCTTTTAAAAATGAAAAAGCTTCTTTCAATACTCCATATAAAAGCATCGCCTCATGATGCTGGGATAGATATGTATTTGTTGAGCTATCAAAATGTGGTGGGTCTTTGATGTAGTTAATTTGTATATCAAAAGCTGCATTAGGAGTTGGTGCTAGTAATATATTTGTTTCGTCCCAATTAGCATAATATTTTGGTGTTCCTGTTACTGTATCATTTGGTGAAAATTCAGATATAAAACTAGTATCTCTTTTTTCTAAAAAGTCCCTCACATTAGAACTAATAATTTGAACAGATCTTAATATTAATGCATCAGCAGGCATAGAAACATACCTGTTTCCACTTGTTGTCTGAGAGTTTGCATATTTTCTCAAATCATCGTAATCAACTTGACCAGCTATATCTAACTCTGTGTTTCTTATAAACTGATCTAGCAGAGTATCACTCAATACATTACTATCTACTTCTGTGTAGTTTCTTACTTGTGTTAAAAATGCTGAATAAGTTATTGCCATTATGATATACTCACTGTTACAGATCCTACTCGAGCTGAAGCTTCTCTTCTTCTATTCTGTAAAGAAGGATCTCTTGGTTGCATAGTTTGTAAAGATGTTGTTATCCCATTGCTAGTAACCACTGTTTCAAAAGTTTCAAAAGCAAAGTCTCCAGGTAAAGTTAAATTAGCTACTCCTACAGAAGTGCCTCCTGAATCAGCTAATGTAACATCATTAGAAGCTACAGTTTTGGGTTGTTGAAATCTCATTGGTCTTACTTTTTGTAACGCTATTGCATCAGCAACATTTCTCTTTCTTCTTATTTGAGGATGCTTTTCTTCAAATTCAGATATATGAACAAAAGATCCGTTCCACTCAGTAACCATTTCTTGATATGGAAATGCTTGACCACTTCTATCAGATATTGCTTTTGATCTAGTTCCGTTTGCGTATTTAGCCATTATGATAAATTTGGAAAGTATGATTGTGGAGTTACATACAAGGATGTTCTCTGTCCATCTTCTTCCAAAGCCCTTTTTAGTTCATCTTCATAAATTAATTTCATAGCTTGTATTCTGTCAGGTGCTTTTTTCATAGATAAGTAATAAGCAAGACCCGCACACATACAAGGTAAAAATCTGTAAGCTACATCTGCTTGTTGATCGTTATAAGCTGTAGCATCTTCAATTCTGTTAATAGTATAAAATTTTAAAGTTGTGTAAGTTGAAGCATCAGGTGCAACATATAAACTTATTTTAGGTGTCGTTTGTCTATCAACATAATACTGAGATGGCTGACCCGTAGCTAATTTATTTGGTAAAGCTGAATATGCAGATCTATCTATTTTTGTAAGAGCTACATCTTGTGTGTTAGCATTATCACCAGCTGCAGCCGTAGTTGATATGTAAGCTTCCAAAACATCGTTTACATTTGAGGCAACAGTGTAAGTAGCTGTTCCTGCTGTTAAGGCTTGTTCATTTAATTGAACTTTCCAAAGGTGCACACCTCTGTTACCCCAATCAGCAAATAATAAATTTAAAGACCTTCTAGCTGTCTTTAAATCGTAACCAGCCATTGGTCTTAGGCCACATCTTTCATAGCCTTCGTCTATAATCTCGTCAATATTTAAATCAAATGATGTTGAACCTGATGTTGCCATAATTAAAACCTTTTCCTTATTTTAAATCCGCCTTTGCCTTTAGAAGATATACCTATATCTAACTCCACATTGTTTTTATAAATTTTATTATAATTTAAGTTTGGATCTATGTCGACTTTAGTGTCCTCTACAGCAGTTATTATATTATCTCCATATTCTGTTTTAGGCATATCAAAAGTAAATAAATTTACTTTAAATTTTCCTTTAGTCAATCGCGGTTTTTTTACATCACCACCAATGTCTCTTTTTAAAATAGTTTTGACATTAGTAGGTTTACCACCAACACCTTGCGCTTTACTTCTTTTTCTTGCAACGGCACTCCGTCTCTGGGATTCTGTCATGCTTGCTGCTTTGGCAGCAGGGACGCACTTTGGATATTTTCTTTTTGATCCACTTGCAGATTTTCTTCCACATTTTTTAAATCCTCCACCTTTTTTCTTTGCTCCAATATCTACCCAGTCTTGTCTGAACCATTCTTTAAGTCCACCACTTTTCATACCTGCAGGTACACAATTTGGAACCATTTTATTTCCTTTTTTCTTCATGCCTTTTTGTTCGTAACCAACCCAGCATGTGCCTCTTTTAGACATTAGATCATTCCTTTGTAATAAGACTCGTAAGACTTATTAGAAATTTTCTTTCCGCCTACTTCACTCTTAATGTAAGAACCCATGTACTTACCTTCACTTGCTTTTACTGTGCTTAAAGTTTTAGCTTGAGCAGCATGTGTTTTAGATGCTTTTTTCAAACCTTTAATAACTTTATTTACTTTAACTTGGTCACCTGTTGCGTATTTCATCATCGCACCAAGTTTTGCAGGTTTAGGTCCTCTAAAATCTTTTCTTTTTTTGCCGTCTGGACCTTTAATTTTACCTGCACAAATTTTTGATGCGTAGGCATTAGCATAGGCGCTAGGGTATACCGCAAATTTTCTTTTTGCTGCTGCTTTACCTCTTGGACATAGTTTTGTCATAATACTTTACCTTTGTTTTTACCTTCTTTTAATCTATACTTATGTGTACCAGTTCCGTTAATATCTACTTCGCTTCTTAGAAGTTTAAACATAGACATAAGTTTAGTATCTTCAGATTTTTTTTGAACATACCTAATAACTTTGTCTTTATTTATCTGTTCTCTATCACTCATATTTTTTAGCGGCCGCATTGAGAGTGTTTTTTCTCTCCCTTTTACGGTTGTACAACTTATCTGATTGTATCACTTTAGGTCTGTATGTTCTAGACCTTACGAGTTTTGCGTATTTGTTTTTTGGCTTGATTTGCAATGCTAACCACCTGTCTTTTACCCATCACCTTCGCTCGTTGCTCCATAACAGTTAAAATCTGTATTTTCCTCGCAAATGGTTTAGATATCTTCTTAACTTTTGCAACAGTCGCACGAGCATCAGCAGGAGTCGCAAACTTAATTTTAACAGTATCTCTAGGATTCTCATCTGTATATAATCTCCTATCGGAACCTTTTGGTTTTTTACCAGTCCCTATCCTAGGGTCTCCCCCTCTAGAATAAACTTTAACTTTTCTTTTTTCTCCTCTAGCTCCTCTAAGCTTTCCTTCGATTTGAGCAGGAATTTGTCCTCTACCTATAGGCATATTACTCCATCCATGGTGTGTATGAAACCTTACCATCTACTCTTTGTGCACGCAATGATTGATTTCTATTATGATCTGTTGAATAAGAACAATGAATCCAACCCGATGTTGGTTCATTATCTTTGTAAAATTCTAAGATGAGC